GGATGGTAAGACGGCAAGCACAGTCACAGGAACTTTTGGAAATATAAGGGTTGGTGAATCAGAAGATGCTTTAAGAGCACGTGGATTTGAAGTTGCGTCACCAGAACAACGACAAGCACTACAAGAAGCTGCGGCTGCAAGAACTGCTGCGGCAGAACAAGCATTACAAGATTTTATTAATGCACCAAAATTATCAGATGCAATCGGTGCTGTAAAAGAAAAGATGAGTGCAGTATTCTCTGGTATTGCAACAGCAGTCACTAGTGGTTTTACTGCTGCAAAGGATTGGGTTGTTGGATTATTTACATTCTCCGATGAAGATGCGTCTGTCGCTGGTATTGCAACCAAGTTAATTGATATAGTCTTTGCACCATATAATCTTGCAATCAACTTTCTCAAAGGCATCTTTGGATTTGGTGAAGACGAACAGGGTAATATTGAACCATTCTCACTTGGTGAAATGATTGTTGGTGTTGTCACTGACATTATTGACTTCTTCAAAGGGTTGTTTGATATTGATATTATGGGTCTGGTCAAGTCTATTCCAGGCGCTGGTAAAATATTAAGTTTCTTTGGATTTGGTGATGACGAACAAAAAGTTGAACCTACTGCATCTAATGATAATACTCCAACAGAAGAACCTACTGACCCTGCTCTCCTTGCAAAGAAGATTAAGAGACTTGACAAAAGAGAAGAGAGATTACTTGCCGATATAGAAAAGACTGAACTAAGACTTCAAGCAGGAAAATTTGGTAAAAGAATTGATGGTAAGTTTGTTCGTGGTACAGGTATGTCAAATAAAGATGAAAAACTGCGTATCATAAAATTAGAAGAGAAACTAGAAGAATTAAGAAATGCAAGAGAAGATATGCAACAACAGGTACAGGTGGTTAACAACAACAACGTGGTTAATGCACAGAGAACTTCTAACGCAAGTACAACTACTATCGCACCGTTGAGAGACACTTCTCCACCAGCAGGAACAGTACCAGCACTTTAGTGGTCATAGACATTCGGCCCATCTTGAACTTTGACAGGTTTACAATATGCAGTGACTCTATCTTTGGGGTCTACATATGAATTGTATGAATAATTACCATACTGTCTGGGTATACGTTTAGCGTAATACTGACATACATCAATACTTCTGAATATCATTGCATTAGGTTGTACCTGTCGAAACTCACCTGTTCCCATAACAACTACTAACATGAATGCGTGTATCATCTGTACTTAGCAAGTTCATTATTGAACTTCCATTCTGCATCTGCGATACGCAGTTTCATCTCTCTAACGTGTCGTTCACTTTCTGATTCTGGAATGTGTGGAACATGAACTTCATACATCCATGTACACCAGGCTATCAATGTGATTAACAGTATAAGGGTTATTGTGAGAATAATTGCGGTCATCTCTTTTTCAAACTTTCTTCCATGCTCTTCATCATTTCTTCAATCATGGGTGTGCTTTTGTTTGGTTCGTACACACACTTTATTTGTCTAGGACAGTACTCAAACCTATCAATAAAAACTGTGTCGGTAGTTTTGTTTGGGCCCAGATAGATACAGATTTTCTGGGTTAATACTATTTTCTTTTTTGCAAGTCTACAAGTAACGAGTACTTTATCTTTTGCCTTTTCTTCAGCGTTGTATGTTCTTCCTATTGATAATGCAGATGTTGATGGTAACGCAAATGCGATTACCAGTAACGCAAATATAGACTTAAACACCCTTTACTGACATTAACCATAGTATGAATAGATAACCTAAAAATAACATTCCACTAATTAATATTGTACCAAAGAATGCCTCTACCCAAAATCGTTGTCGTTCTTTTTGTGCATATATCATTGCTTGTCGTTTCTTACGAATTTCGCCCTCAGTTTTCAAGAGCTCTTCCCATGCACTTGGGCCCCTACTAAATGTAATAATCTGTTTTAGTTGTCCACGCATATCTTCGGCCTTCTTTTTTGCCATAAAGATTTGCATAGCTTCTTCTTCTACCGACCCTGCCTGAAATATCTTTTTAAAGAGGGGCGGCTTCTTATTGTATTCTTCTGCTTTTCTAATATCAGATACCGCACCCATCCAGCGACCCATATCGCCAGCCATAGATTCAATATCTCGACCTACCTCAAAACCTTTTTTTATGGCGTTGAACGCACTAGACGCTGCCGAAACGGCAGCAACAATTTCAATCATCTCTCTCTCCCATTGACGACTTACACCACTATTTATAAAAAAAGAGAGACAGGGTTGCCCCTGCCTCTCCATCTTCTTCTACTATACGTTATCTTTTTGTGGTGTTACGACTCTGGTAAGAGACTTTCTGCACAGGGATGGATAACCTACCCTCTACTGTTGAGCAAGTTTCTGAAAGTAAGACATTGTATCGTCTTCATCTTCAGTAGGACTTGCCATTGAAGGCATAGTCGGTGCTGGTTCACTCTTCATTACAGGTGTCTCAACAACCGCCTCATCCATCATTGCAGCCGCACTTGCAGTCACCGTACCAGATAGAACATCGTCCAATCTTTTCTTCAACTCATCATATGACTTGAAGTTAGTTGGTGCAAGGAACTCTTGCAATGAGTATTGCTTGTTATAGATATCCTCTAGAACTGCATCGTCATCTGACAATGGTGACACTGCCTCAAAAGAGGATGCATCATAGTTCCAGTAACCATCTACCTTACGAATCTTCAGTTTGAAGTTCGCACCTTCCCAGAAATCGAAAGGATTGATAGGAGTCTCATCTTCAAATTCTGGTTGCATTGCAGCCATCATTTTATCAAAGATTTTCTTACCAAACCTAAAGAGGAATACCTTCCCTTCATTTTCTGGGTGTTTGGAGTCAGACACAACGTAGATATTTGAGTAGTACTCAAGTTTACGTTTCTGCTTCCTCGCAATCTCCTTATCTGATTCAAGACCAGAATTCCAGAGTGACGAGTTGTACTCAGATACAGGGTCTTTCCCACCGTTCAAAGTAGTCAAAGAATTCTCAATGTACCACTTACCAGTTGGCCCTTGGAAAGCGTGTTTCCAAAGTTTCACCCAAGGCAATTCCTCACCTGTTGGTGCTGGTAGGAAACGAATAACTGCATAACCGTTACCAGACTTATCCAGTTCTGGTTTCCACAGTCTTTCGTCTACATAAGACTTCTTCTCTTGAGGGGCACTCTCTGCTTGAACTTGAGAGAGTAGTTTATCTAGCGTGTTCGCACGCCTAAGGGTATCTAACGACATAATTTTCTCCTATTGTATGTTATCGTATGTTGATTTATTTCACGTTCTTTCATTATATAATAGTATTTAGTATACTACATCATCCACCCAAAGTCAAGGAGTCTTTGGACTTCTTCTTGAGTAATATACTGTAGATTTTGACAATCACGCCATTCTTCAACAAAACAACAGGTGTCATTTGTTCCTAGAACATCTTTATTCACCTTGTAAAATTGAACCTCTGGGTACTTGTCAAAATTCGTTTTGTGACCGACAATCCAATTGTCTGGCTTCACATAATTCGATGTCTCTGGTAAGTAACCTGTTGTACCACCATAGACGTTATTCAGTTTCTTGTCTTCGGAATACAAGTCGTGTCCAATTATAAACACATTCCTTGCACCCATCTCACAAGCGATTTGTATGGACAGAACACCGCAACTCTGCATTCTGTCATTCTCAATAGTTTTTGCAAGGTCATTCTCTTTCACACCAGTGATAAAAGTCTTAACCTGTTTGCGTTCCCATTCTAGTTTCTTAATATCAATGTTTGGATTCTCTTGCACGATTCTTTGAAAGTGAGCGTCTACTTCATCTGTCTTAGAACCATGTATCACAAATCCAACATCGTTATCTTCAATATGTATATCAGCATCTGGATAGTCATTCTTGATTGTATCCAAGAAAAACATAGGCAATACATTCCAATCACGAATATGAGTGTGGTTGTCTATACAATAACCACTCCTGTATATCTCATGAGTGATTTCATTGTCCACTGTTAACAGATGGTCAACCTTCATATCACGATAGATTGCATTACACCCAAACGTAGTGCCTCGACCTTCGATAACATTCATATCAAAATCAAGTCTTGACTTTCCGTTACCAAAACAAAAAGCGTTATCAAATGTCATTCTACTCTGAATCAATATTTCTGAGTTCAGGCCAGGATGCTGGGAAAAGTGTGTGTCCATATTCATCAATCTTATTTGCAATTATCTGTGTCTCGTATTGAGTGTCTTTTGCACAACGTAAATTACATACTCTTGCAAATGCCATCAATGTACCAGACCAGTACCATTCTGTATAAAGGTTTTGTGGAAGAACCATCCTCGCCATCTCTGGTGCGATGTTGGCGTTCAACAGATTCTTATATGTCTGTGTCACGAACTGAATTGCACTATCAATACTGTACTCAACAGTTTCACTACTACTACCTTGTTTCTTATCTTCTGCTCTTAGTCTCCAATCATTTGGAATATAGAATTCTGGTTCGTCATCTACATACCTTCTGGATATTTCGTTCCACACCAAACCTACTTGGTGTTTAACTAATTGTCTTGCGACAAAAATTGGTGCCTTAATATGGAACTGCATAGATGCGTGTCCAAAAGGACTCCAGTGGTCTTCTCTTGCGAGAAACCTAATCAGTTTGAGGTCACCGTGTTCAAACTGTGTTTTCTTTTTACCAAAGGATACCCTCGCTGCATTTACTACAGAGAGGTCATCACCCATATGGTCTACAAGTTCAACTTCCAAGTTTCATTGACTCCTCTCCTTCACGTTTTGCTTCGGCATATGTTTTTCTAGTAAAGAAAGCAGTAGTCTGTTTTCCATTAAATACTTGACAATGAAATACAGGTGGTTTTGCTTTCACATAGTCGGCAGGCCTGTCATCCTTTGCTGGGATGACATAACCGCCTTGGAATATTTTGTAAGACCTAGTGTCGTGCATAACGACTCCTTGGTCTACGAGGTGGGTTAGAAGCAAGATGCTTTACCCTTTCAGAAAGGATTTTATCCCTTGTCTGAAGTTCTGCCAAGTCGTGTTCCAGATTACGGATACGACCTTGGGATTGTTCGAGCTTCGCACGATAGAAGTCTCGTTCTTTTGCGACTGAATCAGTCATTGAAATGCTCCTTTACTAACTGCATTGTTATTATCCTATACTCATTTACGTCATTTGTCAAGAGGTTACTGTAATTTTTTATCAGTTTTTTTCTATCGGGCCATACAATTGTTTCCTGTATCTGTTTATCGAATCTACTACAAAACCCAAGAAGTGATTCCAGTATCGCTACTGTCTCCATTGAAGTCTTCTTAGACATGAATTGTTTTAACAACAAGGGATGTTGTCCTTCACTAGCAAAGATATCATCAAAGGTTTCAACCTTGTTGAATAACTCTGTAAGTTCTGATTTGTAATTATACTTGAGGGATTGATTTCTTTTCTTCCAGTTCAAATAATTCTCATCGTTAAAATTTCCAACCCAGCCTTTGGGATTGACTATAAAGTTGGATATGAAGAAGTCCTTGGTATCGTCTTTGTACTTTCGTGCAACACGACCAAAGAAGGGTCTGTCCTTTCGTTTCAAGAACGAGTCCACACTCACATTCGCTTTACCATTATATTTTGCATAGTCATAGTTACTAGTAAAGTGAAGTTTCAACGCATGATATACTTTGTATGCGTCATATGCTTCCATTAGATTGGTAACTGTGCGACTTTTGGTAAATAATGTAAATCCCTTGCATTGCACTCAATCTTCTCTTTGAGAGATTTTGTGATAAGGGGTTTTACTGTATCTGGTTCGATGTTATTCTTCTCACAATAATCTAGTACTGCTTCCATATGAGAACATCCACATTCCTGTACTACCTGTTCTACTGCGAGAGAAAATTTCTTAGGTGTCATCAATTTTTCCATATTCATAATCTTTCCTATTAAATTAAAGAAGTGGGGTTAACCATGACCCCACACGAGCGTATTAAGTCGCCACACTATTCGTGTTCGCCACCAGCACCACGACCATATCCACCAAAATACTGTGGAGCTCGTCTTGCAGTTTCAAAGGTTGCGACTGTAATAACTATTGCGGCAAGTAATAATGCATGAGCAATCATACTGATACCCATAACCCAAAAACTACCAATCCACATACTAAACACAATGCACCACATCCATGCAAGCACTTGTAGTACCATGTGTCTTGTACTTAAATCTGGAATGTGTTTCAATGGATTCCTATCCATATTCATTACACCATTCCAACTATCTACAATAAAACTTCTCACTGGGTATACTCCCTTTTCAAATGTTACCTTTAGAGGATAGTGTGCATCAACAATATCTTTGAAATCAATAGCGTCATACACATCAGTAAAATACTGAACTACCTTCCGTTCCTTAAAATATCCTGTTACTCTGTACACTGTTCTTTACCAGAACATTCTGCTGGAAAGCAATGCCCTTTCATATGATAGTATTCGTTTTCATAAGTGTGTTTCCACATTTTCTCATCTATCATATATTCACATTGTGGTTTTGTCATAGGTTGCTGTAATGCAATCTGACCAATATAGTGTTCTGTACCACCAGT